TGTCGGGTTGTACCGCAGCAACTCCACCTCCTCACACGCGGGTGGTGGATGTGAGCGACAGCAAAAACAAAGGGGGCGCAGCCGTGAGCAAAAAATACACAATCGAATTCACCGAAGACTTCTATGTGGGAGAGAACGAAGATTCTGATTTTTGGGAGAACTGGGGAGAGGTGGGTGATGGGAGAAACGAAAAGGAAAGCATAAAGGTTATGAAAGAGATGCGCGAAGACCTTGAGAGGTTTGGTTTCCGTTTTCGTCTTGTCGAAACAACATGTGAGGAGGTGCAGCCGTGACCGACGAGCAAATCAACCGCGCTATTGCCGAAGCGTGTGGGTGGAACAACAAGCCAGTTGTGCGCACAAATGGCAAAGGCAGTGTTTGGGTTACTGAGTGGCCAGACTACTGCTCCGACCTCAACGCGATGCACGAGGCGGAGAAGGTGCTGACCTTTGATGAGTGGGATATTTATTGCGTACATTTAGGTGACACTCAGCCATCCTGTGCAAAAGCCAACGCCCGTCAACGCGCAGAGGCGTTTCTGCGCACATTGGGTAAGTGGGAGGAGGTGCAGCCGTGAGTTTTGACCCTCGATGGCTCGACAGATGGCTCGCAGATGTGCCGGAAGACACCGATGGGCCGGAGTGCGTGAAGTGCGGCGACCTCATGGAGTGGCAAGCTGACCACGACGAGTTTGGCCCATGCGGAGACTGGAAGTGCGTATCAAGAGACTGCGCCCCACACCTTTACCAAAATGAAAACGAGCAAGAAACAAAACAAAAAAACGGTTCAGATTGCGAAAGCAGCCAACCGGATTCTGGAAAACATTGAGTTTTATATGACTCAAGAAGAGATAGACCATGTAAAGTCATTATTCGCAGAGGAATATGCAATCATCAAACTTGAAATCGAATGTGCTATGCGTTGAACCCGTTTGGGGGCAACGGCATGGAGAGAAGCATGGCAACTGGACAAGGCAGTCATCGCACATCAAGTGCCGCGCAGATGCCGTTGGCGCAATGGTTTACGTCTTTGGTGACGAAAGGATTCTGGCGCATTGCATTGAAGATGCGTGCGTTACGCTTCAGGAGCAGAAACTTGAATCGCTCAAGAAGGAACTGAAAGCATTCCAGTGGGAGTTAAATGAGCTTGATATTGCGATGGCAGAAATCGAAGACGAGATAGAGAATAAGCAGCTAGAAATAAGCAAATTGCAAAAAGAAATAGCGCAGCAAATCAGTTTGCATAAGTCACCCCCAGTTGACCCGAACCAGATTCCGCTGTTGTAAACAAAAAAACTTGTCATAAAAAAATCAAACGATAGAACACGAATATGGACACATTGTTCCTTGACGAGGTAGAAGTCCGATACCTCCCATCAACGGCAAAAAGAGCGGATAGGGTCAAGCTCGCATATATCAATCGCGGCAAGACACTTACAATGCATTTCGAGGGGACGAAGGTGGAAAACCCTGACCATGAGGCAATTGAGTTTCTCAACCAGCACGAAGTGCCTGTTGAGTTCGCAATCTCACGGGATGGGTCGCGCCCAACATCTCTCGGAATCAAAGCAGAACACAGAAAGCAGCTTTGTAAGCTGTTCAAAATCAAAAGATAATGGAAGAACAAGATACACTAATAACGGAAGCATCGCAGCCTGAAGCGTTTGCAAGTAAGCCCCACGAAAGTAAGCTCGACATCCTCGATAAAGTGTTCGCATCGAACACTCGTCGCAAGATTCGGTACTTTCTCATCGTTGGCGATTTCACCGAGGAGAAGAAGACCATCATTGTCCACATCGACTCCGGCGCATGGATTAGTCTGGAAAACTCGTTCGATGAGGCAGTTGAGCGAATCGACGAGAAGCCAGAGAACGACGCACCGCTCTTGAGCGCAATCCTCACGACGCGAATGATGGCGATTGAGAATGCCATCATTAAGGAGCAACAGAAAGCAGCAGATTCGAGCGAGCCATCGTGCGATGTTCAATCCTCATGCTCTGCTGATGCTTCATGCGATGTAGATTCGCAGCCTGAGTAAAAGACCCACAGGGGGGATTATACAAGGGGGGATGAGCCTGAAATGTCAAGCTCATTCCCCTGAGTATACATAGATTGCACAAGACAAGTGACTTACGACATTCGCAAAACTAATCGCAACCGACTAACGTGGGCCGATTGACTAACAGACTCCACGAAAGATTCGCTTGGGGCATTGCTGAAGGGCTAGACCAGCAAGCTGCATATCTACGCGTGCAGCCTCACGTCAAAGCGACAACTGCCCGCGTCAACGGATGCAAACTTGCAAAGCGAATTGAGATTCGCGAACGCATTCAGCAAATACGCGAGGAGGTCAACTGTCGGTCGCTCATGGCAATCGACGAGAAGCGCGACCTGCTCCGGCAAATGGCTGAGGGAAGCGTACCTACCAAAATCGTCCGGAAGGGCGATGGCACGGTTGAGGCGACCTTCGACCGACTCGCCGCGCTCCTCGCCGACGCCAAGCTCGCTGGCGAATTCGCGCCGGAGAAGCTCCAAGTCGAGAACGAGAAACTCAACCTCACCTTTGAACTCTACGGTCGCAACAGTCGCCCGCCGAAGGAGTGGCTCGAAGCGGAAATCGTTGAGCCAAAGGTCATTTCGGGAAGCGCAAAGGCACCGATGGACTTGTCCATGTACAAGGTCGAGCCGCGCTCCGGAACGCCGAGCCTGACCGAGGTGATGGCGACGCCAAAAACTTAAGGGATTGTAGCTCAGAGGTTAGAGCGTGCGACTCATAATCGCTTGGTCGCGGGTTCGATTCCCGCCAATCCCACCAACTTTATGGAAATCAACCTGATAGCAAAATACACTGGTATTCAAGCTCCTGCCGGACTTGCAGTGCTCGCCCCCAAAACGCTGCCGCGCTCCGGCCCCACAGGGACGATGGGTTCAGCGCAGCCTCCCGACAAAATCATCCCCGCCGGAGCGGGCATCTACGGGCCGGACGGCAAGCTGCCATCCATCCAAGGCACTGGACTTGAGTTTCTTGCATATGCATAAAATGACTCGCGAAGAGATTGAACGGCTTTGCAAAGACGCGGAAGTCGAGTTGTTGCTCGCGGACGGACTCGACGGGGCATTCGTTGGCTGGCTCGACGGAGACCCAATCATCGGCCCGCCCCCTCGCGCAGTGTACAGCAAGCTGCTTTGCATCGAGTGCCTTGTCGAGCGAGGCATGGACTGGGACGAAGCCGTTGAGTATCTGGAATTCAACACGTTCCAAGCCTACGTTGGGCCACAAACCCCGCTGTTCCTCAATTGATAACGCCCGTCCAACGCGCACTGGCCGCTGCCGAACGCATCCGTGCTGCTGCTGAGGCCGATGAGGAGTCCGGCATCCTTCACGCTGCCGGAATCATCCTGCAGAACTTCTCGACGCTCCGAGGACAAAGGAGACTGACGCTTGAACAAGCCGAAGACGTTGTGCGGCAGTACGTTATGGCACTGCTCAACAACGACCAGTTTGAGGCTGCTGCCACAATCCTTTGGGGTTCAAGCGCATACGACTGGACTCCGCTCTCATCTCGCGAGACTTGGCGTTGCCTGTTTGAGCACGACAAGCTCCTCATTCAGGGGGCGGGAGCGATGGGCAAATCGTATGGGGCCGGAGCATGGTTTTACCTCGACTGGTATCGAGACCCTGCGTGGACAGCAATCAAGGTCGTCTCGCTGACGCGGGAGCACGCGGAGCGCAACATATTCGCGTCCATCCGCAACTTTCACCGGAGCGCGTTGGTGCGCCCGCTGACCGAGGTTGCGGACGACCTGCAAGGGTCGTTGCAGGTCACGGCAGACAGCAAGCAAGGCATCCACCTTGTCGCAATCCCAAGGGGCGAGAGCGGGCACGGTACGCTGCGTGGGTTCCATCCGTCGCCGAGGTCTGGGCCGGAGCATCCGCGCTGGGGGCGTTTGAGCCGCACCCACGTCGTCCTCGATGAGGCTGAGGAGATTCCGGCGGGAGTCTGGGAGGGCATCAACAACATCCTCTCCACGGTCGATTTAAAGCACGACCGAAACCGCGTCAAAATCTTCGCCGCGAGCAATCCCAAAGACCGAACCTCCGACTTCGGCCAACGCTGCGAGCCGGAGCGGGGCTGGGGGAGCGTCGATTGTGAGGAGGACTGGGAGTGGGAGTCCGGCATGGGATTCCACGTCCTGCGCCTTGATGCTGCACGTTGCGAAAACGTAGTCGAGAGGCGCATAATCCACCACGGTCTACAGACTTACGAGGGCTTTATGTCGTACATGAAGCGGGGACACACTGCTGAGGCGATGACGATGGCTCGAGGCTGGTTTCCGGAGGAGGGCGCGGCGATGGCAATCATCGGCCCAAACCTCATGGACAAGGCGATGGGCATCGTGCGGTTCATCGGCCCTGTCGTCCCGCTGGCGGCGTTCGATTTGGCTCTGGAGGGCAACGACAAGGTTATGTGTTCCCACGGTCGTTACGGGCTTTCGGACGGCTGGAAGGGGCTGGATGGCACGTTCAAAGAGTTTCCGGATGGGCCGCGCAACGTGCTGCAACTCGACGCGCAGATGCCCTTCCCGAAAAAGCCGACGCTCGAACAGGCCGAGGCAATCGC